CATACAAATACCTAACGGAAAAGGTGGTTTTGTTATCCCACCTATGCATGGGGTTGTGTATAATCTAGCATCTACATTACAAAAGAACGATAAAGGTTCTTGGTATGGATGGGTTGTTACACAAGACAGAATAATGGATCAAAATGATAAGTCTTTATACCTAGAGGCAAAGGATTTTTCATCAAATGTATCCAAAGGCAACGTGCAAACAAAAGAGGATGTTGAAGAGAAGTTATCAGATAGTACTCCATACTAGTGATAAAAATAAGGGGGATTGTAAAATCCCCCTTTACAAAAGAAAGAGAAATGATAAATGCAAAAAGATAAATTCAAAAATATATTTAGCGGACTAAAAATAGCATATGGACAATATCAGCCAGGAGATCGTAGCGAAAACGGAAAACAAAAAGGTAAGGCTTTTATTGTTCGTAAACCCGTCACCGACGATTTATGGGAGAATCATCTCAAAGGTGAAGGCCCTGCTTTGGGAATCATCCCTATCACAGAAGATAATAGCTGTAAGTGGGGGTGTATTGATATTGACGAATATAACTTTGACCATCTTGGCCTCATTCAAAATATTAGGAAGTTAAATCTTCCACTTATAGTTTGCCGTTCTAAATCAGGCGGTGCTCACGTTTTTTTATTTACCAAAGAAAATATTTCAGCTGCTTTAATGCAAGCTACTCTTAAAAAATTTGCAACAGTTTTAGGATATGAAGGTTCAGAAATCTTTCCTAAACAAACAGAAATACTAGTGGAACGTGGTGACACTGGTAATTTTTTAAACCTACCTTACCACAATCAAATGAAAGGATTGCGATATGCTATCAACGATGAAGGCAATGGTTGCACACTTGAAGAATTTTTTGAGCTCTATAATTTATATGCGCAAGAAAAAAATCAAGTCGAGCAAGTTAAAGTCGAACAGAAGAAAATAGAGGAAGCATTTCCTGGAGGCCCACCTTGTTTAAATAAACTAGCTTCAACTGGTTTTGGGGAAGGTTCCAGGAATAATGCTTTATTTAATATTGCAGTTTACTACAAACAATCAAGACCAGATACTTGGGAAGATGATATTGTAAAAGCTAATATGGATTATATGGAACCTGCTTTAAGTAATGGTGAGGTTCAACAATTAATTAAATCAGTTAATAGAAAAGGTTATGATAAATACAGATGTAAAGATGCACCAATTAATTCTGTATGTCAATCTGGTTTATGTAGAACAAAAAGATATGGTGTAGGTTTTGGTGAAGAGGAAATGCCAGTACTTGGAAGTTTAACTAAATATGCATCAACACCACCACAATGGTTTTTAGATGTAGATAAAACTAGAATAGAATTAAAATCAGAACAACTTTACAATCCTGGTATGTTTGCATTAGCATGTTTAGATCAAGCTAATTTAGTAGTACCAGTTCCTAAACCAAAAGATTGGAAGCAACATTTTTTAAAACCTATGATGACCAATCTTCAAGAAGTTGAACCATTAGAATCTTTAAATCCTGTAAATGAATTAACAGGACTATTACAAGATTGGACTACCAATAGACAATCTGCAAGAACATTGGATGATATATTTAATAAACTTCCTTTTACAGATGAGAATAGAGAATTTACTTATTTTAGAATGGAAGACTTTTTTAATTTTTGTAAAAGAAATCATTGGGAAAAAGATAAAACTCAAACAGGTAATTTATTAAAACAATTAGATGTATTTATTGAAGAGACTAGAATGACAATTAAGAAACAACAACCTAGATTAATTAAAATTAAAACTATGAAAAAAATAGAAGCATCTACTTCTCAAACTAAATATCATGAGGAGCATTTTTAATATATGAAAACAATAATTTTAGGACCACCAGGTACAGGTAAAACAACTACGTTATTAAATTTAGTAGATCAATTTTTAAAAGATGGTGTTAGACCAAGACAGATAGGTTATTTTTCTTTTACTAGAAAAGCAGCAAACGAAGCTGCGGATCGTGCGGCGGAAAAATTTAATTTAGATAAAGAAAATGATTTACCTTTCTTTAGAACTTTACATTCATTTGCTTTTAACCAATTAGGTATGACAAAAGAAAAAATGATGAAACCAGAGGACTATAAAGAGTTTGGTGAAAAATGTGGTATTCCAATTAAGATTGCAAAATTTTCTGATAGTGATGGCACATTTAATTCTGATAATGAATACCTTACAATAATAAATACAGCCGCAGTTAAGAGAATGGATTTATTAGAATATTATGACTCAAGACAAAACATATTAGATATAGAAAGAAATACTTTATTTTTATTATCTGAAGAATTAAAAAAATTTAAGAAAGAAAAAGGATTGAAAGACTTTAATGATTTATTAGAAGATTTTATTTTAAAAGAAAATTTAGTAACGTTTGAAGTTTTATTTATAGATGAAGCTCAAGATTTATCTTTAATACAATGGGAAATGGTTAGAAAAATTTGGCAACTAGCTAGAAAAACTTATATTGCAGGTGATGATGACCAGGCAATATTTAAATGGGCCGGTGCAGATGTAGATCATTTCATAGCATTGAAACAAGAAGTAGATAATATAAAAGTATTAGATCAATCTTATAGAATACCCGGTGGCCCAATACACGAGCTCTCACAAAAAATAATAAGCAAAGTACAAAAAAGATTTGATAAAGAATATAAACCAAGGACAGAACAAGGTTTGTTAAGAAGATATTCAGATATTACTCAAGTAGATATGTCTAAAGGTAATTGGTTGGTGTTATCATCAGCCAATTATTTTTTAGAAGACGCAAGAGACTTATGTGAATTGCAAGGATGGTATTATCAGTACAAAGGTAGAAACTCTGTACCATTAAAATTATTGTTGGCTTTAAATAATTGGGAAGCTTGGCGTAAAGGAGGTTTATTAAATCATTTAGAAATTAAAAATATATATGAATACCTAGGTTCAAATGTTTTAGATGGTTTTAGGAAAGGTAAAACTTTACATTCTGAAGAAAAATATAGTTTACAAGATTGTAAATATAAACATGGATTAATAACTGATCAAGTTTGGTATGAATCTTTTGAAGGATTAGATACCATTACAGAAAACTACATTCGTAATATGAGGGCGAATGGAGAAATGATAAATAAAAATCCTCGTATAATAATGTCAACAATACATGGAGCGAAAGGAGGAGAAGCTGACAAAGTTTTACTAATGCAAGACTTAACTAACGCTGCACTTGAAACATTTAGTTATGATCCAGATGAATTACATCGTTTGTTTTATACTGGTGCAACAAGAGCTAAAAAAGAATTGCATGTATTAGATCCTAAAAACTTTGATAGAGCTTATATTATATGAAATGTTTTTATTGTAATGCAGAAGTAGTGTGGCAAAATGATTATGATGCTGAAGATGTAACACCAGATTCAGAATATACAATTATATCTATGTATGATTGTAAGGAATGTAATACTTGGTACGAAGTTTATTCACACAAAAAGGAAGACAATGAATAAAGAAAAAGGAAGACAGTGGGATGGTCATAGTAGACCAACTAATGATTTATATAAAAAAAACTTTGATGAAATCTTTGGTAAAAAAGAAAAAGAAAAAGAAAATAAAGAAGAGGAGAAAACAAATGACGAATAAAGATATGTTTGATGAAGCATTTCCACAAGACAAGCAGATAGGTGGGAATCACTACAAAGACTTTCACATTCAACCGTATGAATTTATTTCTAAAAATAACTTGAGTTTCTTTCAAGGAAACGTTATTAAATATGTTTGTCGTTACATGAATAAAAACGGCATTCAAGATTTAGAAAAGGTGATTCATTATTGCGAGTTAGAAATAAAAAAATTAAGAGATATGGATGTCAAGCGAAAACGAAGTAGGTAAGAATTGGAGTCTATATTATAGAGAAATGTATGAACCTAGGATTAAAAGGTTAACTGAAAAATATAGGGAAGTATATGATGAAAACCAAAAGATGAAAAAAAGATTAGAAAAATATGAAAAAAATAAAAGAATGATATGTTACTATAATAAAAAGGAAGACTGATGAGAAGTACACAAATACCTTTATTTACACCCGAAACAGAGTGGGTTATGCCCGAAGAACTAAAAGATCTTCGAGGTTATAAAGAAATAGCTATAGATTTAGAGACTAATGATCCGTATTTAACTACACTCGGATCGGGGAACGTGACTGGTAGAGGCCACATTGCTGGCGTTGCGGTGGCCGTAGAAGGGTGGTCAGGCTATTTTCCGATACACCATGAGTCTGGTGGCAATATGGATAAAAAATTAGTACTTGGATGGTTACAAGATATATGTAATCAAACCGAAACTACCTTTATATTTCACAATGCAATGTATGATGTCTGTTGGTTAAGATCAGCAGGTGTAAATATAAAAGGTAAAATAGTTGATACTATGATTGCGGCATCTTTAATAGATGAAAATAGATTATCATATAGATTAGATATCCTAGCAAAACATTATGTTGGGTTAGGTAAAGATGAAAATGTTTTAAATGCGGCGGCTAAAGAATATGGTTTGGATCCTAAAAAAGATATGTGGAGATTACCCGCGCTTTTTGTTGGACAGTACGCGGAACGTGATGCGGAAGCAACATTAAAACTTTGGCAAAGATTAAATGTAGAATTGTACAATCAAGAATTAATGGATGTATTTAATCTTGAGACAAAATTATTTCCTTGTTTAGTGGATATGAGATTCAAAGGAGTAAGAGTTGATTTAGACAAAGCAAGTAAAATTAAAAAAAATTTAATTACAAGAGAAAATAAAATTATTAGTAAAATCAAAGATTTAACAGGAATTGATGTAGAAATACATGCAGCTCGTTCTATAGCAAAAGCTTTTGATAAATTAAAATTACCATATGATAGAACAGAAAAAAGTAACGAACCTAGTTTTACAAAAAACTTTTTACAAAACCATCCACATGAACTTCCAAAATTAATTGCAGATGCAAGAGAAATTAATAAAGCTCACACTACATTTATTGATTCAATAACTAAACATGCAGTTGAAGGAAGGATACATGCAGACATAAATCAAATTAGATCAGATCAAGGTGGAACTGTTACAGGTAGGTTTAGTATGTCTAATCCAAACTTACAACAAATTCCCGCAAGACATCCTGAATTGGGCCCAATGATAAGATCAATATTTATTCCAGAAGAAAAATGTAAATGGGGAACTTTTGATTACTCACAACAAGAACCTAGAATTTTAGTACATTATGCAAAGTTACAAAATCTTATGGGTGTTGATGAAATTGTAGATGCATATAAACAAGGTGATGCAGACTTTCACCAGGTTGTTGCAGATATGGCTGGCATTGAACGTAAACAAGCCAAAACAATTAACCTTGGTTTAATGTATGGTATGGGTAAAAATAAATTAATGGCAGAACTAGGTTTGATGAAAGATTCTGCAGAAAAATTAATTAAACAATATCATTCTAAAGCACCATTTGTAAAACAATTGATGGACAATGTATCTCGTAAAGCAAATGATAGAGGTAAGATTAGAACTTTAGGTGGTAGAGCATGTCATTTCGATTTATGGCAACCAACACAATTTGGTATCTTTAAACCATTACCTTTAGAACAAGCTAGAAAAGAATATGATGAACCTTTAAAAAGAGCCTTTACATACAAAGCTTTAAATAAATTAATACAAGGATCGGCGGCTGATATGACTAAAAAATCTATGGTTGCTTTATATGAAAATGGTATATTACCTCATATACAAATACATGATGAAGTAGATATATCTATTGAATCACCTAAAAAAGCAGAAGAAATAATTGAAATTATGGAAAATGCTGTTAAGTTAGAAGTCCCAAATAAAGTTGATTTTGAACAAGGAGACAATTGGGGAGAAATTAAATAATGGCATATCTAAATGCAGATATACCACCTATTTATTGTAAAGTAAGGAAGGAGTATCTTTATGATTTTAAAAAACATCAAGGAGAAAGTGAAGAGTGTGTGGTCTTTGGTCTTACCTCTATGGCAGGAGCTGCAACGTTATTTCACATTATGTTACCAAATGGCGCCGTCTTTTTTAGATTGCCTATCAGCGCGTTTTTCGAAAAATCGTATGACAGATCCGAAGTGCCCGATATGCCGGTTGACCAGTTACAACTGTGGAATAGTTTTAGTTATTATCCTAGTGTTCATAGCTTTGGTTATCTAATTTCACAACGTGGTAAATATTTTGGAAAAGATAAAAAATTTTATTATGGAGAATATTTATTCACGATTGATTGGGCCCATCCGGAAAGTAATATCCTGGATACAGAACATAGTGAAATCCCTGATCAACATAAGTGTGGCCACGTATTGGCTCTTGATAACGGCAATTTTGCAATTCAGCCTAATAATCGCATTCTTTGGAATATTAGTAATTTCACTTTTAAGTCCGATATACCTGACTATTTTGTTCAAACTACAGAGTGGAACGTTGAAAATAAAAACTGGATTACAGAAGATTCAGACAAAATGTTCTATGAAATCAATAAAAAAGAATAATTTAAAAACATTGATTGTGGGAAACATAATTGATAAAATATACAGTCTCATCGAGAAATACTCCAGCAGACTAAACGTCTGGTCATGGCAAAAAAGATGGGGTAATCGCCAAACAGGGACTGGATATGGAAAAAAAAGAAAAATGTAAAAAATGTGGTTGCGTCTGCCACTGCAATCAAGACGAGCATTACACACAACTAATGGATTTATGCGAATGCGGTAAGTGTGAGCATGAAATATTAAGTGATGAAGGAGATTGTTTATCATGTCAGTAGTGGAGTATGCCAGGATGGATTATAGATTCACAGCTATATTAATAATCTTAATGTGTTTATTAGCATTTTTTGGAGGGCCAAATATCAGATGAAAATAAATGATAACACAAGTATCGGTCTTCCGTTAAGGAACTTAATAGGTTTGATCGCAGCAATCGTGGTTGGCGCGTGGTTTGCTTTCGGTGTTATTGAAAGACTTAATAAATTAGAAACTAAAAATCAACTGTTTGAAAAAGATTTACTTGAGGCATCTGTTCAAAAACCCATAGACCAGGAACAGTTCATGATCCTTGAATGGCAGGCAACTCAAATAGAAAAGATGCAGAAAATGTTAGAAGCAAATG